ACAACCACCCTAGCCGAAAAGTAACGATAATAAACCTTATAAATTACGACAAATATCAGTATGTGGATAACGAACAACCACCTACAGCCCACCTATCGCAACAAGTGTCAATACACAATATCAATACACAATTACTAAATACTAGGTCTAGCAAGGAAGAATATAAGAAAATAGGAGAATGGGGAGAATATACCATTATCTTGAAAGACTCTAAAAAATATCTAAAACATAAATGGAAAGATGAGCCTTTGAAAGAATACCAATGATTGCGATATTAAGGATATTTAAGTATGTTAGAAAAAGATTGATTAATCTCTCTATTGAAAATAAAAGGTTAAAGATGCAACTTGAATTTTACAAAGCTATAGTAGAAAGCGATATAAGTAAGAAGCATTAAATGGTCAGAAAAAAGTCAAAATTTAGACATATTTCAATAGGGAAAAATAAATATTATTTTTATACTATCTTATGGATTGATCCATGTGGAGATTCTGGCCATGCAAACGAAAAAGAATTTTTATCCATGACTCCAGCTTTAATGACAACTAATGCTTATGTTTTTAAAAAAGATAAAAAATACTTATGGACATTTGCTAGTTATGATGACGAAACCTTTAGTGATAGAAACTGTTTTCCTATTGGTTGCATAAAAGAGATGAAAAAAGTGGAGATATAATGAAAATAGAAAACGCAGATATAAACACAATAAAACCTTATGAAAACAATCCTAGAAAATTAAAAGACTTGGCTATTGAAAAGGTGGCTATGTCTTTAAAAGAATATGGTTTTAGACAACCAATTGTGGTCGATAAAGATAGAATTATTGTTGTAGGTCATACTAGATACCGAGCCTCTAAAAAATTAGGTTTTAAAGAAGTACCAATAACTATTGCTGACAATCTTACACCAGAACAGATAAACGCATATAGAATAGCTGATAATAGAACTGCCGAAGAATCTGAATGGGATAGCGAATTACTTAAAATGGAAATAAAAGATTTAGAGGCTAAAGATTTTAAACTAGACTTATTAGGTTTTAATGAAGATCAGCTAAATGATATGTTATTCGAGGAAAAACAAGGTTTAACTGATGAAGATGAAGTACCTGAAGCACCTGAAGAACCTATATCTAAACTAGGAGATATTTGGAAACTTGGTAATCATAGGCTTATGTGTGGGGATAGCACTTTAATAGATAGCTTTGATAAACTATGTACCGAACAAGCCGATATGATATTTACCGATCCACCTTATGGAATGTCTTATGGTGGAGGAAGAGCAGAGGGTAGTACTCAAAAAGGTGCGTTAGTAAAAGCACATGGAATGATTAAAAATGATGATTTAAGAGATGATGCTTTAATAACTTTAGTAAAAGATAGTTTAGGTACTGCGTTAATGAAATCTAAACAAGGGTGTTCAGCTTATATATGTTTCACTTGGAGAACTTATAGTGAGTTTTATAAAGCTATATCCGATGCTGGTTATAAAATTAAAAACTGTGTAGTCTGGGATAAAAAATCTATTGGTTTGGGTCAAAGTCACTATAGACCTCAACATGAATTTATATTTTACTGTGGAGAGCAATGGTATGGAGATAAATCTCAATCTGATATATGGCAGATGAGTAGAGGTGCAACTTCTAAATATGTACACCCAACTCAAAAGCCTGTTGAGTTAGTTTGTAAAGCATTAGAAAACTCTAGTAAAAACGAAGATATAGTTATAGATTGTTTTGGAGGATCAGGTAGCACTATAATAGCCTGTGAAAAATTAAACAGAAAAGCAAGAATTATGGAGTTAGACCCTAAATACTGTGATGTTATTATTAAGCGTTGGGAAAATTTCACAGGAGCAAAAGCGAAGTTAGAAAATGGACAAAATTAAGGCAAATAAGACAGAAAAAAGACAAGGTGCTGGAAGACCTAAGATAGTGGTAGATATAGAAATACTAAAGAATCTAGCATCTATTGGCTGTCCTGACTATGAAATAGCCAGTGTATTAAATATATCTCCTAAAACACTTAAACGAAATTATGCACATATTGTAGAACAGTTTAAAGAAAAGGGTAAAGCTAGTTTAAGAAAAAAAATGTGGGATAAAGCAGTTAAAAAAGATAATACCCATATGCAGATTTGGTTAAGTAAAAACTATTTAGGTATGAAAGATAGAACTCAAACTGAATCTATCGTTGAGCCTTTACCATTAATAATAGACGCAAAAGCAGATGAGGTAGATGGCTAAAAAAAAAGGTAATCTATTTGGTGCAACAGTTGAATATACTAAAACAAATAAAGGAACTTCTATTGGTAGAAAGCCAATAACAAGTACAATGAATAAAAACAAACGAAGACAACGAGGGAAAGGAAAATATCGTGGACAGGGCAAATGAAATAGGAGAAAATACATTTTTAAAATTAAGACAACAAAGAGATCAAGCTAGATCAGAATGTGATCAAGTAAAAATCCAAAGAGATGTAGCTTTAAGAAAATTAAATAAAGCATTAGAAATTGTTAAGACTTTAAATAAATTAATCAAATCATAATGGATTTAATACTGCTTAATGATGGTTTATATAGCTTAGTTTCTGTTACTAAAGAAATGATGCAAGGTATAGAAATTATGGAAGAAATAGATTGCTTTGATCTATGTGATATTCTTAGATTACATCTTACTACATATTATGAGCCACCTTATAATGTTCATGTAATGAATAATGGTAGTGGAGATTTTTATGGGTGTATTTGTAAATGATTTATGATATTTACTTTGCATGGCTAAATATAAAGGTAAATCAGTAAAACTTAACAAAGTACAAAGAGGTGATGTCAAAAAATTTAAGGTATTTGTACGAAATAAAAAAACAGGCAGAGTCCAAAAAGTAAATTTTGGTGCTAAAGGAATGACTATTGGTCGTAATGACCCAGCACGAAGAAAAAGTTTTTTTTCTAGATTCCAACCAATTTATAACAAAGCAAAAAGATCAGGTAAGCAAATTACTTTACAGCCTGTGCATTGGGCAATGGTTACATGGAGAAAAGGATTTAAAATATGAAAGTAAGTGAAAACACATCTGTTGCTATGCCAATCAAAAATATGATTGGAATTATTATTGGTGTTGCTATGGGTATATTCGCATATACAGAATTAACTTCAAGAATACAAAGTCTTGAGACATCAAGAGAATTATTCCAAGCTGATCTACTTAAAAAATCTGAACAAAAACCTACAGACCAAGAACAATTTATGCTTCTGGAACATATAGCAGAGCAAGTAGAAAATATCCAAGCAGAGATGGAAACTATGAGAAATAATAATGTCAATATTAAATATGCAATGAAAGATATAGAAAAAATTAAAGAACAATTAGAAATTATAAAAGATAAGGTAAGAGCAAATGGAAAGAGTTACTAGAAAAATTGTTACATATTTAAATGACATGGAAAAAAAAGCTAAACAAATGAGTTTTATAAAAAACTTAAAAAAAGAAGTAGAGATAGGAAAAAATGGAACTCAAAAATATGTTATTAAACAAGGTAAAAACAAAGGTAGAATATTATGATTGAAACAGTTGTAGCTTTGTTATTAGTAATTAATTCTGAAATTAAAGAAGCTCGTATTCAACAAGATTTAAGCAGTTGTCTTAAAGGCAAAAGATTAGCAATGCGTGAAGTTAAAAATGATAATATAGCTTATCAATGTATTAGAACAAAAGCAGAGTTAGAACTAAATATAGATGGTTCTAAATCAATAAAAAAATTAATAATAGAATAATATGATTGATGAAGATAGGACATACGAAAACGAAGTTAGGTTTAATAATGATAGATTGGGTGTTAAAAATATTGGAAAAAATAACAAGAGCAATATTCCATTGGACTTGGAGAGTACAGATACACCGAAAACACAAAAGGAAGAAGTAAATGGAATATGTACTAACGATAATAATGTGTGCTATTGTAGAGGGTAAAACAACTTGTTTGCAACCTTATCAATTTGAAAAACAATATAATGATGCTTACGAATGTATGCTTGATGGTTATACAGAGTCATATAATAAGATTATTGAATTAGGTAGAGATAATGTTAATGAATACAATATCTACATAAAATTTGGTTGTAATGAAAATAACTCTAACGAAACCCCAACTTAAAGTAAGTCAATCACAAGCTAGATTCAGAGTTTTAATATCAGGTCGTAGATTTGGTAAAACTTATTTAGCTGTTACAGAGATGATGAAATACGCATCTCAACCAAATCGTAAAATTTGGTATGTAGCACCCACATTTAAGATGGCCAAAGAGATTGTGTGGGGAACTCTTAAAGAAATGCTTAATCAGTTTAATTGGATTGAGGATATTAACGAAACTACAATGACTATAACTATAAGAAAAACAAATAGTCAAATATCATTAAAAGGTGCAGATAATTATGACTCATTAAGAGGTACAGGATTAGACTTTTTAATATTAGATGAATTTGCAGATATAGATAAACGAACTTGGTACGAGGTCTTGAGAGCGTCTATTTCTGATCGTCTTGGGGAAGTTTTATTTTGTGGGACACCGAAAGGATATGGAAATTGGTCATACGAACTTTATCTAAAAGGAAAGCAAGATGATGATTGGGAGTCTTTCCAATATACAACTATTCAAGGTGGTATGGTTACATCAGAAGAAATAGAACAAGCTAAACAAGATATTGATATTAGAACTTTTAGACAGGAGTTTGAGGGTACTTTTGAGAACTATGCTGGTAGTGTTTATTATAACTTCCACCCTGTAGATAATGTTGTTAAGCCAAGAGAAATTGATTGGACTAAACCCTTTCATCTGGGGGTCGATTTTAATGTGGATCCCATGTCGTGTTGTGTTGCTCAAATAGAAAAAGAAAAATTATATTTTATAGATGAGATAGTTATTTATGGAAGTAATACTGATGAATTAGTACAAGAGATTAGAGATAGATATGGAAGTAAAGCACAAATAATTGCTTACCCTGATCCAGCATCTAAACAACGTAAGACTTCTGCTGGTGGTAGAACTGATTTATCTATTTTACAAAATGCTGGATTTAAAGTTAAGGTAAAACACAAACACCCAGCTATACGAGATCGAGTCAATGCTGTGAATAGTAGGCTCAAAGATTCTAATGGCGAAAGACACATTTTTGTTTCACAATCTTGCAAAACACTGATAAAAGGTTTACAAAGACAAATATACAAGGAGAATACAAATATTCCTGATAAGGAAGATGGATTCGATCATATGAATGATGCTTTAGGATATATGATTGATTACTTAAAACCATTAACTACTCAGGCAAGATTTAACTCTCCAACAAGATGGACAATGAAGTAATTTATGGCATATACACGAGATCAAGCAATAGACACCCACAAAGACTATTCCGAAACAATTAATAATTGGGAGTATTACATTAGATCATACAATGGTGGTTTTGATTATATGGTTGGCCAATATCTTAACAGATATAATTTAGAATTAGATAACGAGTTTAATCAAAGACTTGCTAATACTCCATGCGATAATCATTGTAAAAATATTATTCAAATTTATTCATCATTCCTTTTTAGAGTTAGACCAAGTAGAGATTTTGGTTCTTTGCAAGATGAACCTAGTTTAGAATCATTCTTAAAAGATGCTGATCTTGAGGGTAACAATTTAAACTCTGTAATTAAACAAGCACAAAACTATGCGTCTATTTATGGTCATTGTTTTTTAATGTTAGATAAACCTAATGTAACTACAAACACTAGAGCAGAAGAACTAGATCAAGATATTAGACCATACTTATCAATCGTTACTCCTGAGAATGTTTTAGATTGGAATTTTGAAAGACAATTAAATGGTAAATACGAACTTAACTATTTAAAAGTTAGAGAAGAAGTAGATAAGAATGGGGGAACTTACATGAGAATTTGGTATCCAGATAGAATAGATACTATTTACATGGAAGAAAGATCAGAGCCTAGATTGATAGATACTGTACCAAATATGATTGGCAAAATACCAGCAGTTATTTTATACAATTCTAAATCGCACAAACGAGGAATTGGTCAATCAGATTTAACAGATATTGCAGACTTACAAAAAGCTATCTACAATGAATACTCAGAAATGGAACAATTAATAAGATTAACTAACCACCCATCATTAGTTAAAACTCCAAGTGTAAATGCAAGTGCTGGTG